CGGCGTACACCGCGGCGATGTTGTCGGACTGGAAGTCCAGCATCGTGGCCATGGACCGCATGTCGTCGGCGTCGCCGATGCACAGCCCACTCGCCTCGTGGATCATGAGCTGGGAGTGCGGGCCCATGACGACGGTGTCGCCGGCCATCGCGATCACGCTGGCGATCGATGCGGCGAGCCCGTCGACGTACACGGTGATGTTCGCGGGGTGCGCGCGCAGGCAGTTCATGATCGCCAAGCCGTCGAAGACGTCACCGCCCGGCGAGTTGATGTGGACGTCGATCTGCGTCACGCCCTGTAGCTGCGACAGCTCGGTGACGAGGTCACCGGCGGTCGTGCCCCAGTAGCCGATCTCGTCGTAGATGTACAGCTCAGCCGCTGTGGTGCCCGCGTTGCGGATGCGGTACCACTCGCGCGATGCCCGCACCTGCGGACGGCTCTTACTCGGCATCGTCGTCGCCTCCCTTGCCGCCGCGCTTGACGACCTTGCAGCGGCACTCGTTGCCGTACTCGGCACCGATGCAGTTCACGTAGCCGGACCCCCCGGGGTAGTCGTCGTAGGCGTCCTGCCTGTTGCGGTATAGGTGGCCGTCGTTGTCCTTGCAGGGCTGGCAGGTGTCGTCGTCGTCCTTGGCGACCGCGACCCACCGCATGGCGTCCTGCGGCTGTTCCATGCCGGCGAGGAGTCGGGCGGCCTGCGACTCGAACGACGGGCGGGCCAGCGCGGCGGGGACTGCCGGGGCGCCCGGAGCGGCCGGGGTGGCGGGCAGGTCGAAGCCGAGCATGGGCAGGATCAGCGGTGCCAGCGACGGGGCGCCGGACACGAGGCGGATCAGGAGCTCGCGGTTCGGGTCGGAGTCGGGAGCGCCGAAGTCCATGACGGGCAGGCCCACCGCGGTGGCCGCGTCAGGGCCGTACACGCCGGCGGTCACCAGGTCCCGGAGCGCGGTGGCCTTCGATGTGAGCTGCGCCGCCTCGGCTTCCAGGTCGGCGGGGACGGGGCTGACGTAGTCGAACTCATAGCCGAGGCCGAGGCTGCCGTACATCGGCAGCAAGCGGGTGTTGAGGGCGGCCTTGGTGCGCTCCAGGCGGGGTACGAGCAGCCACCGGCCGAAGACGAGTTCCGCGGCGTCGGCGTTGGCGCGATTGACGTCGTCGGTGCTGCCCAGCATCGGCTTCGGGAAGCCGAACGCGGTACGCACCTTCTCATCGCTGACCTGCGACAGCTCGACGAACTGCATGTCGCGCTGGCTGAATTTGTTGCCGACCCACTTGAGGCCGTTCTCGATGATCGCCACACGGTGGGCTGCGGACACGCCGCGGTGCTGCTCGAACCAGCGCTCGCGGGCCTCGTCGAACTCGTCGTCCGTGAGGTGCTTGTCGACCTCGATGATCCCGCCGGGCTCCGCCGAGTTCAGGAAGAAGTTGCGGTTCCACTCCACGCCGTAGCGGGCCGCGTCCAGGTCGAGGAGCACGGTCTGCACCGGGCCCAGCCCGCGGTACGGATCAAGGGGGTTGGGGCGCCGCTGGAAGATCACATCGTCCAGGCCGAGGGGCACCTGCTCGCCGCCCGGGGAGCGGTAGCGGTAGCCGGATATGAACAGCTCGGGGTCGGGGACTGGCTCCATGCGGTCGGGGCGGACGGGCCACAGCTCGAGCGGGATCGTCGCGTTGGGGTTGCGGGCCGGCAGCCACCACTGCTCCCCGGTCAGCTCTTCGTGCTGCTGTGTGGTCTCGCGGAATGCGGGCCCGGTCATGAACGGGTTGGGGTTGTTCCACAGGTCGAGGGCGGCGTGGCTGGTGACCTCGGTGCGGTCGGCCTCCAGCCCGCTGGTCGCCTTGCGGTACAGCTTCCACTCGACCTGCGAGTACGACGTGATGATCCGGTCGACGATCGCGTAGAGAACACCGCTGCTGCCCTGTGCGCGCATCTGCGCTTCCATGCCGGCGGGCCGGCCGAGGAGGCTCGCGCCGATTCCGCGGCGTGCGCCGGGCGGGGCGAAGGAGACGGGGGCTTGGTTGAGGAGGCGGCGGAGGGGGTCCTTCAGGCTGCTGCCCATCGGCCCCCTCCGATCTAACTGTGCGCCACCGTGTGTGCCACTACGCCGAGCACTCCGCCGATCATGAGCCCCACGCCCAGACCGCCGATCATCCCGCATCCCACTGCGATGAGTGTAAAACATCCTGTCAAGCTGCCGATTGACAGGAGATTCTTCGGTACGCGGGCCAAGAGCTTCCCCATGACAACCCTCCAGTTAGTGACAGATGGTGACCCAACGCGGGGTCAGAAGCGACGGATCCGCGGCCGGCCGCCGAGGTCACGCTCGGCAACCATGTACCGCATGGCGTCCGCCCCGTGATCGTTCTCCTTCAGCGGGACTTCCTTCGGCGGCTTCTCCGCGGCCTGCGCCTGCACCGTGCCCTTGTCCCACACGTAACCGGGCAGTTCCTCAGCCGTGCAGGTGGGCTTCTTCGCGTCGTCGAGCGCCTGGTCCTTCTCGACCAACGAGTCCGCGAGGAGCAGCAGCCGTGGCCGTCCGTCGCCCGCGACCTTGAACCGGGCCTGCACCGCCTGCAAGCCGACGCTCACGCGCTTGTCCGCGGCGCTGGTCGACAGCCCAAGGTGGCGGGTGAGGGTCGCGCGGTCTTCCGCGTCGTGGTCACAGATGATCGCCCTCGGCTTGGGCTCGGTCCACTCGCGGACGCACTGCTTGCACGACCAGCAGTCGTGGGTGCCGCGCTTGGTCTTGCAGCACTGCGCGCAGCGAGTGACGTGCCGGAGGATCGTCTTGGCGTGGTCCTCAACCAGCGTGCGGGTCTTGTAGATCTCCCGGTACAGGTAGAGCCGGCCGTCGGGGTCTTCGGCCCAGCACTGGATCACGGTGGGGTTGGTGAACCCGAAGTCGATACTCCACCAGCGAGTCCACGCGGCGGGGATGTTGAAGCGCGGCACGACGTGGATGGCCGGGTCGTAGCCCTCGTAGATCAGGCCCTCGGCCGCGACCCACAGGCCCTGGTAGAGGCGCTGTCTGCGGACCCCGGTGAGGGCCTTGAGCTTCTTGATGTACTCCTCGCCCTCGGTCGTCCAGGCGCCGTCCTGCCACAGGCGCGGGTTGTCCTGGTGGCGGCAGTTGAGCATGACGGTCTGGCCTTGCTGGCAGCGCTGGTTGAGCCAGTGCCGGGGCACGTTGGGGTTGCAGTCGGCGAGCAGCTGCTGGAAGGAGATGCGCCCGTTGCGCAGCCGGGTGGTGATCGCTTCCCAGTCGGCGGCGGTGAGCTCGGTGGCTTCTTGGGCGTAGGCCACGTCGTACTCACTGGACATGATCTTGGTGGGGTCGTCCATCCCGCCGACCGCGAGGAACGACTTGTTGGCGTACCGGTACCCGGCCGGTTCCTGCTGCGACCCGCCGAACCACTTGACGTGGCCGGCCGCGATGGACTCGGCAGCGACGTGCTCACGGAACGTCACCAGCCCGGTGCCCGCGAGGGACTTGCCGGTCTTGCGGACCACGAGCGCCTTGAGGTGCGGCGTCTTGAGGCACATGGCGTGGACCTTCTCCAGGCACGCGCGGGACTTGCCCGTGCCCGCCGGGCCGCTCAGCAGCACCTCGCTCTCGCGCCGGCGGAACACCTCCAGTGCGGACCCGCGCGGCCCGTAGGTGCGCACCAGGGCGGTCGTCACGACAGCTGCTCCGGGTCGACGCCGACGAGCCGATAGGTGACCTCACCGGACAGCTGCACCTTGCTGGCGGACTTCCAGCCCATCAGGTCGTGGATCGTGGAGCTGATCCGGGCGACGGTCTGCGCGGCCTGGAGGATCGGCCCGTCATCGGGGACCGGCACGTCCTTGCCCTCAGCGTCGGCGAGGCAGATGACCTTCCCGTTGGACACGGTGATGTGGTGGTGGCCGAGCACGTCGAGCGCGGCGTCGCGGGCTGCTTCGAGGATCGCGAGCTCGGCGGCGCGGGCGGGGCCGGCGGCTGGTTCGGCGATGTCCTTGAACGCGCGGCGTACGGACTCGTGGCAGGAGCCGACGCTGATGCCGAGGTCGGTGGCGATGGCGCGGTAGGACCGTCCGAGGCTGCGTTGTCCGGCTGCCCAGGCGTCGCGTTCGGCTTGCTCGGGGGTGCGGATGACGCGGCTGTTGCCGTCGCGGACTTCGGGTGCGGGTGGCGGCGGCCCGCCGTCGTGATCATCGGTCATGGTGCTGCTCCTCCCTGCTGGTTGATGGTCGCACGGGGTGATGCCCGGCGGGTATCAGTGCTGGTCGCTGGCGGCCGGCGGCGCGTCCTTCTGTCCGGGCCGCCAGTCGTGGGTGAGGCGCAGCGTGAGGGTGCAGTCCTCCGGGTCGTAGCCGGTGATCTCGTAGGCGACTTGCTCGGCGAGCTTGATGCTGCCGGGGAGGTCGAGGCGGATCCCGAGGTGGGTGGCGGCGAGCGCGCTGATCGCGATCTTCGTGTGCTGGGGTGCGACGTCGATGACGACGCCACGGCCGAGAACGAGGCTGACTTGCAAGTCCTCGTACACGGGCGGGATGGGTTCGGTCATGGGTCAGTCCTCCGTGGTGGTGTCGGCGGCCGGGTCGGTGCCCCGGTCTCCATTGGCGAGGCGTTCGGGTTGGCGGCAGGCGTCCCAGTCGCAGGGTGTGCCGGGCTCGGTGTGCCAGCACGGCGGCTGCTCACCGTCGGCGTCGGTGATCTGCGCGGATGCCGAATCCGGATCGTCCGGACGCGGTCCGGATCGGCCTGGGCCGGTGGCCATGTGGTGGTCCTTTCGGTGGGTTGTGCCGGGAGCGGGATTCGAACCCGCAGGGGGCGGTGTTTAAGACCGCTGCGTCGCCGTTGCGCCACCCCGGCAGGCGGGTCAGGCCGGTGGTAGCCAGGTGGACAGGTCGGGCAGCGTGGTCACTGGCCGCGCCGACGGGTCGGTGGGTTCGCCGGGTTCGGGGGATGGCCACGGCTCGTCCCAGTCGGGGTCGGCATGGTCGAAGCGGGACGCGGCCCGGCAGTGGGGGATGGCGCACCAGTGCATGCCCTGGAAGTCCACGCCGCCCTCGGCCTGGAGCGCGAGGAATGCGAGCCCGGTGGTCCAGGCGCCGATGGACTGCCCGGCCTCGCCTCGCTTTCCCCCGCCGAACTGCACGGTGTCCGCACCCTTCTGGATGCGGTCCGGCAGGGCAGCGCGGATCTCCTCCAACGCCCAGTCCGGCTGGTCGCGCAGCTCGTGGATGCGCAGGGGCACCATGGCGGCGAGGTGGGTACGGAGCAGCATGCGCTGGAGGTCGCCAGCGTCGACGGGGGTACTCACGCGGCGGCCTGCCGGTCACGCGCACGGCGCCGGATGCGGGCGACGGCGGACCCTTCGCCGACGGTGCCGCGCACGGTCCCCGCGCGCCGGTCGACACCCCAGTGTGCGGACGGGGTCTCGCCTTCGTGCCACAGCGCCCGGAACCGTCGGCGGCCTTTCATGAGCTGGGACTTCAGGCCGGTGATGTCGGTGCCTACGAGCCGCGCCGCTTCCTCGTAGTCGCCGGCGGCTGCCAGGGCTTGCACGGCGGCGAGCTGGCCGGCCGTCAGGGTGGGCAGGATTTGCTCGAGGGCGACGCGCTCGACGATCCCCGCCTCGGGACTGGGTGCGGCCCGGCCTGCCCAGTCCCAGTACATGGCGTACTTCTGGCCGTTGTTGGTGCTGTCGCGGCGGGTGCCGTGGTGGCGCATGGTGTCGCGGACATCGGCGCCCAGGGCGCGGCGGCCGGCTTCCATCAGTTCGTTGCGGCTCGGTTCGGTGTCGCTCGTGTAGAGGAGTTCGACGATGCCGTGCCAGGCGGCGGCGTGAAGGTCCTCGCGGTCGCCGGCGGGCCACCATGTGCGGCCGTTGGACACGACGGCGCGGGCGAGGGCATCGAGAGTGGCGAGGGTCCAACCCCAGCGGATGCCGCCCGCAGCGGTGACGGCCGGGGCGGGCTCCTCGATCTGGGTCGCGGTGACGGTC